CTTTTTTTTCGTGCAAGTGTATACTCCATTCGCAGCCAACTGGCAAGTCGCCAGGCGTCTGCTTTCCGCAGACCTTACCATCGAAACACTCTGGGAACTGGCTCCGTGGAGCTGGGCTGTCGATTGGTTTTCCAATGTTGGCGCTGTATTAAGCAACGCCGACGCTTGGGCCAATCAGGGCCTGGTTATGAAGTATGGGTATATCATGGAACACTCAAGTGTTCGTGATACCTATACTCACATCGGTCCTACGAACCTTCGTGGTTCGTACACCGGTCGTCCCTCTCAGCTCATTACGGTCACTGAGACCAAGATGAGGAGGAGGGCTAACCCCTTTGGGTTTGGACTTACCATGAGTGGTTTGTCTTTCACTCAGAAGTCCATCCTTGCCGCGTTGGGTCTTTCCCGATTGCGGTAAGTAGGTACTGTCTGTACCAAACGCCAATGGGGCCTACCAAGGCCCTAGGAGTGATGCCTATGTCATTGTCCGATCCCCAATCCATCACCATTAGTGCGGCGACGACTCCCCTCCCGAGAACTTTCTCGTCGGGGGACGAGTCGGCGTACACTTCGGCCGATGGGTTGATCAAGATGTCGATTAGCCACTCCCTTGTCAAACAGGGGAGGGCGAGGCGACTCTTGCGGATCGACCATTCGAAATTGACCTCTGATCCGTTCAAGCCTTCGGAAAACGTGAAGGTGTCGATGGCGAATTACATCGTCTTCGATCTTCCGCCCGCGGGCTATACGAACGCAGAGGCCCTCGCGGTGTATCAGGGCTTCAAGGCCCTGTACACTACGGGATCCGATGCGATCATCTCCAAACTTCTTGGAGGTGAGTCGTAGCGAGCAGAGAGGTAGACCACCTCACTGGCCGCGATCGTTCTGAGAACGACACCGGGATAGACATTAACATTTCCATTAGCTATAAAACGCTAGCGGGTGCTTTTGCCTTCTTTGGTGTTGCCTCTCGAATGGTTGACTGGATAATTAATGTCTTGACATGAATTATCCGGTGGCTGATCTCTGAAAGGAGATTCACTCCGTGGTTACTAGTTATTGGTGCTTGATCTTATGTGTGATAGATCCCGGTAAGGGAGTCATACATAACGAACAGCATCTGGTAGAATATATATTCTGCCACAACTAGTATGCAATGACATCAGGCTAGGCATTCGGTTACCTCTTTCACAGAAAGGGGGTCGATGAAAAGGCTGATGTCACTCTGGTCCCGAATCGCTGAGGAATCAGCGGTTCAATGCTGCACATGCGCCAACCGCGACATTAATACCGTCGCAGTTCGTGTCAAACATGAGGGGTTATCGTTTTTGACGATAACTCTACCTGACTTTGGGAAGGCCAT